CAGTTATTGAGCTGTTTGAACTGCGTTTGGACAGCAGTTTGCACGGCAGCTCAGACGTGTATCGGTTTCATGCTGGCATGAGCCAAAACGACCGTAATCAAGACGTCAACGTTGTTTTTAATGGAGCGGAGTACACGCGACTTCCCATCAAGGCAGAAGGTTTTGAGTACACCAGCACTGGAACGTTGCCTCGTCCAACGTTGACAGTCAGCAATCTCGACAGCACCATGACTGTGCTGCTTGCACTGGTTAATGCCACAACGGCAGGCAATGACCTTGGTGGAGCGGAGGTTAGGCGCATCCGCACGCTCAAAAAATACCTTGACGACATCAACTTCCGTTTTGAGAACGTTGCGATTACGCAAGGTGGCGACACGTTGATTACGCAGGGTGGTGACACCTTCAACTTTGAAACTGTGGGCAACCCCAGCGGGGTGCCTGATCCAAACGCCCAGTTCCCGCAAGAGCGTTGGTTCATCGACCGCAAAGCAAGCGAGTCACGCGACACAGTGACGTTCGAGCTGGCTAGCAAGTTTGATTTGGCGGGCCAAAAGCTGCCCAAGCGTCAGGTCATTGCCAACGTTTGCCAGTGGATCTACAAGTCAACGGAGTGCGGATACAACCCTTCTACCGGTCCAGGCAAAGACATTGATGGCGTCAACTACAGGCGCTTTGATGTGAATAACGAAGGTGTGACCACTGATGCTGAGGACGTGTGCGGGAAGCGTATTGCTAGTTGCAAGTGCCGTTTTGGCGATAACGCTGAGCTTCCGTTTGGGTCATTCCCCGGTGCAGGTCTTACCAAGTGATGCGGCTGTCAGCAGCCATGAAGGCTGAGATTCTGGAACACGCTAAGGCTGAAGCACCTCGTGAATGCTGTGGTTTGGTTGCTGTTGTCAAAGGACGGCGCAAGTACTTTCCGTGCCAAAACATCGCTCAAACACCTGATGAGCACTTTGTTCTTAGCGGTTGGAACGAAGTAGAGGACCAAGGCGAGGTGGTGGCGATTGTGCATAGCCACCCGATCATGAATCCTCGGCCCTCCACAGCTGATCGCGTTGCGTGCGAAAAGTCAGAACTGCCTTGGTTCATCGTCAATCCAAGCACCGAGGAGTGGGGCTACTGCGAACCAGCGGGCTTTGAGCTGCCGTATGTGGGACGTGAGTTTGTTCACGGCGTGGTTGACTGCTACACCCTTGTACGCGACTGGTACGCAAGGGAGTACGGCATTGAATTGCGTGACTATGACAGGCGTGATCAGTGGTGGGATCACGGACAAAACCTGTATTTAGACAACTTCAGCAAGGAGGGATTTCGCAAGATCCCAGTAAGAGAGGTGCAGCGCGGTGATTTGATTTTGATGAATCTGGT